TCATTAGGAATTGAACTTCATTTTTATCATCCATGTATATTTCAACATCAAAGTCGCAAACATCTTCTAAAAGTCTTTGAACTTCAGAATTTATTATTGGTAACACGGAACGCAAAACTAATTTACTAATACCTTTTTTACCAACTAAATCAATATAGATTTTATAAATTTTATCAACTTCTTCTTCTTTTTTTATAGCTTCTATTAATTTTTCTTTAACGTCAATATTGCTAGCATTTGATTCAATATCAGAAGTAACTCTACCTATTTTACTCATAGTTTCTGTTTTTGTAACTTCAGCAACTTTAATATCTGTTTTCACCTTAGCAACTTCAGAATCAATTTTTCGATTTAATTCAATCGCTTCTAGATTTAAATTGTATTTTTTCAAATCATTTGTCTTTGAAGCAAAACTATTTCTTAAAGAACCAATTTCAACTTCGGCCCTATCTTTATCTAATTCAAGTCTATTTTTTTCATCAACCAAAACTTTAATTTTATTTAAAGCATCTATTTCATTACCTATAGTTTTAAGATTAGCATCTATTATAAATATCTCATCATTCAGTTTTTCTACGCCTAATTCATGTTTTGCTATGTGTTCTGAGTTATCCACATCATCTAATTTTCTATTACAGGATTGACATATTCCACCAGCTATTAAACCACTAATAACTTTTTTAACCCTATTAATTTCACTTTCTTTGATAGCTTTATCAGTTGTTTTTTGATTCAAATCTTTGGTTAAAACATAATGTTTATCCTCATCAAAATCTACTTCACCGATATTAGCTATTTTAGCTTCTATACCCTCTTTTTTTTCTTTTAACGCAATACCTTTAGTTTTTAAATCAACAATATCACCTTCTAATTTAGATGGGTTTAATTCAAAGATAGTAACATCAACATTTTCTTTACTGTTAAGTAATCTATCATTTTCAACACTAAGGTCAGCCATTTCTTTAATAGCATCACCAAGTATTTTTTCTAATGTACCTTTTAATTCAGTATTTAATACAATTTTTTCTTTATGGTCAGCAATTTCTTCACCCAAAGTTATTACATCATAATTATTTGATTTCTTTTTCTTAGCAAACTCATTATACATACCTCTAACGGCAGCTTCTTTAAGTTCTAGTATCTCTAGACCTATAAGTCTAGTTAGTACCTTACCAGACTCCGTAGTAGTTAACCCTATTAAATCATCTAAGTTTTTCTCAGTAGCTAATACAAGCATTTCGAAATCTTTCTCTGTACCTATTGTTTCTCTAAGTTTTTTAGTTGTTTGTTTAGCATCTTCTTCATTCTGCAATTCTTCAGTATCATCTGGAAGTAGCTTATAATAATTTAACTTGTTAGTAACAGTCCACCCACCACCTTTTTTAGCTGAACGTTTCATTTTACGTTCAATGATAGTTTCCTCACCTTCAATATCAATCATTCCACGTACAGTCAATTCGTTTCTATCACTGTATAAATTGAAGACTTCTTCATTTCTATCTGTTTTGGTTGTTGTACCATGTAACAAAAATTTAATAGCATCAATCGTAAGGGTCGTTTTTCCACCCTGGTTTGCTGGGATTGAGTTTACGATTGTTAACCCTCTCAATTTACTGAATGGGGCATAATTATTTTCACCAAATGATAAAAAATTATCTACCATAACCCATTTGATTGACCATGAACGATGTTGTGATTCATTTAAATCAATATTTAATTCACTATTAACCTTATCATCCAATGCTAATATACGACTAAAATCTACTACTTTGCCATCTCTATCAATAACTTCCTTCATAAGGGCTCTTTGATAATTGACATCCATAATATTTTCTATACCTGCACCAGATACTTCAATCATATCACCATTGGCATTCTTTTTTACCGCTTTAAATGTAACACTAATGTTTGTTTTTGGTATACCATACTTATTCGCAAAGTGATTGATAACTCTTGTCTGATTAGCTCTACTGTAGTTTTCTGACCTATCCAACCATTCTACTTTTACTTTAGAATACGGTGGTATTGTATTATTCGCCATATAAATCTATTTTGTTGTTTTTTTGGTCTCTTGCTGAGATTTCTTTATTAATTGTTTTTACTTCAGCTTCAATTTTATTTTTAACTTTTTTAACCGTAGCAGTGTGTTTTTTGATATTTTCTGGAACTTCCAAACTGATTGGGTTGATAACTTCAACTGACACTTCTGGGGTCACCTTATTAGTTTTACCAGGAATTATTGGTGTCGCACCAAATTTTTCAATAGTAAAACCTTGTCTAATAAGTCTCACTATGAACTCGTCTATGTTGGTTATATTATTGGCTCTGCAATAATCCCAAATATCATCTTTAAGTTGTTTCGGTATCTCCATTTTCGTCAAAGTTTAATTGTTCCAAGTCACCTAACAAAATGTTTTTCACATCTTCGTCAGTTTGATGAAGGAACTGTACGTCATTAGTCTTCTGGTCAACATAAATAGTCATGATTGAATTATTTTTCATGATAAATGTGTTGCCATCTTTATCCAAGCAAAACTCACCGTTTACTGCTTCGTAATTGTCCATGTCTTCAGGTATTGAGTTCACGAATGTTTTTAATTCTCCTAGTGTCATTATAAATTTGTTATTTTTTCTTTCCCTTCTTCTAAATCTTCAAGGGATGTTATTTTAAATTTGTAAAACGGTGAATAATTTTCAACATCGTGTTCTGTAAATGTTTTGGTTTCAATATCCCATAGTAAAAAACCATGTTTGGTAACGTTTTCACCAAAGTTTTGTTGAATCAAACTTGATGGCATTACGACTTTAATTATTTTTTTAATTTTTATTTTTTTCATTTATTTTTTAATTTATTAAACCAATTTATTATTTTTTCATATTTTTTAGTATTATACATAAAATTTATTTTATATTCAATACCTATATTTTTAAAAAAAATTAAAGACGCTTCACATTTTAATTTAAAAATATTTTCATCATCAATATACCCTTTTACTTCTTCAATTATTTGATGATTTTCAAATTTAATTAAAAAATCTGGTAAATATCTTTTATTTATATTATTATGAATAAAATTTATAACATATCCATGTTTTTTAGTCCAAAAAATAACTGATTTATCATTATCTAATTCTATCATTCGTTCTTTTTCCCATGAAGAATGATAATATTCTTCATCTTTAGTTTTTTTACTAATATACCACCCTCGTTGACATGAATTATACGCACCATAACTTGGGTTACTTAACATTCTACTTATATTAGCTGAAGATATTTTATCTCTAAATAATTTATTTTGAAAATCAAAACTACCATCATCTATTCTATGTCTATCCAGAAAATCTAAATGTTTTTTTAACCTTTCTGGATTTTGCCATGATTTTTTAATTTTTTCACTAATTTCAAGTCTCTTATCGTTATCGTGATAGCCCCATTTATTTTCTTTACCATAATTCCCATTATTCTCTCCTAATTGATAAAATTTTTGCCACTCAATTTGACATTCTTTAGAACAAAAACGTTTTTCTCTATCAATAGATTTTGCTGAATTTATTACATGAAAAACATTGGTACACCCACTAAATTCACATATTTTCTCTTTTTTTTCAAATTTTTGACTATTAGAACTACATTCTCTAGAGCAAAATATTTGCTCTTTTTTATACGTTTTAAAGTTATTATTACACTCTTTACATTTTTTTTCCATTTTTGCTATAGTTATTTTTGGTGATACCCACATTATTTTATTATAAATATCTCCAAAAATAAGAAAAGAAGTTATTCATCTATCTCCCAACCCATTTTAAGATATTTATCCAAATCATCTTCATTTATTTCTTTAACCTCTTTAAAGTTTAAAGTACCTCTTTTGTGAATATCCCCACACATTACAATATCGCAACCATTAAATATTTCTAAATCATATCCGTGGTCTATCACATAACCAATATCAGTACTTGAACCAATTAATGGACCATGAAATAATCCAATATATGACTTGTCATCACCAAATTGTGCTCTGGCTGCTTCAATATCAGGTCTTGTATTTTCTTCAAATATTGAATAGACGCACCATACAATATTATCATCCAAATAACACTTAGATTCTTTGAAATAATTAATTTCTTTATCTGGTAAGAATTGAACCATCGGTGTTATTGAATCCATACGGTCTTTATTATTCTCTAAAAGGTCATGATTACCTGCAATAACAACTACAGAACCAAATTCTTCTAATTTACGTAAAAACCATGTTCCTAACAATAATTGTTCGTTAGAGATAACAATTTTTTGATGAACAAGGTCACCAGCAACCACAATTCTAATTTCTTCTCTTTTATAATCAGCTAACAAATCAGTTAGGTCTGAAAAAAAGTTGATAAATACAGTTTTGTATTCATCATGAAGCCTCATTGTTCTAATGTGTATATCAGCTACGTGTACTACTTTTTTTATCATTATATTACAAATAATTTATTTTTTGCTCTTGTTACAGCAGTATACAAAAGCTTATTTCGTTCTTTTTTATCTTGTACACGTTTAATATCACAATTGATTACGATGGCATTGTCAAATGTACTACCTTGTGATTTATGTACTGTCAAAGCGTAATTATACTTTACATCAGCATATTTACCCAATAGGTTAAAATACTTAACCCACGCATTTCTTCTTAACATTGGAGAAGCTTTACTAGCTTTCTCTTTTAAGATTTTTAATTCTTTTTGAAATGCTGATTCTGATTTTTCAGCTAATAACTTTATCGTTTGTGTTTTACCATTACATAAAACCTTAACCGCATAATAAGAAAACTTATAAGCAGTTGTTTCAGTTTTCATTTCATATGAAAGTACTTCAAACTCATCATTGTTATTTAATAGTATTCTTTTTCTACTATCAGTAATTGGTTTATTACAAACCATTTTTTCACCAATATTTAATACACCACATTTTTCACCATAAATCATTCCTCTGATTTTATCATTGTAATAATCTACTGCTCTATTTGTCCAAGCTAACACCTTAACAAAATTAGGATTTTTATTAAAATTTTCAGATTTAAAGTATTTTTCCAATAAAGGCATTTCAGTGTTTATCTTTAAAAAGATAACACCATTGTTTTCCTCATCAACTATAGTTTCTTCTTTAATATCTTCATTGGTTCTAATCTTTTGTGCTATCTGAATAATTGGATTACCACCAGCTTGTCTGATAATTTTGGTAAGGTTAAAACTATTTTCTAATTTTTCAGTAAATAACCTAGATTCACCTCCATTTACTGGTGGTATTTGACCTCTATCACCGATGAATAACAATAAAATATTATTGTATTCAGCACTACTTAATAATTGCTCGTATAATTCATTATCTAACATTGAAACTTCGTCAACCAATACAATATTAAATTCACCTATTTCACCACCACCGAATTCTGCTTTATATTCTTCTTTACCTTCAGAAGTTATAACTCTTTTCAATCCAAGTAATGAGTGAAGCGTATTAAATTCAACTCTGGAATGTGTTTCACAAATTGATGATAAGTTTTTCAATACTCTTACTGCTTTGTTTGTTGGTGCCGTAATAGCTATTTTAACACCTTTGTTTTGATAAAGAATCTCTTCAATTATCTTTGTAACTAAAAAGGTTTTGCCAGTACCAGAATAACCAGTTAAAAGACTTTGAGAGAAAGTATGCAGTTTGATAGTTGTTATCTTATCAAATATTTCTTTCTGTTCTTCATTCAACATTGAAACATCTGGTTTAACAATACTATTGGTAACCTTTTCGATTCGTTCTTCTTTAATTAATTTTGGTAACACTAAAAATTGTTCATTCATATCTATTTATTTATTTATTTTTCATTAAATTATAATGGTGCATTTCTATTAATTTACGTGCTTCGTGCTTGAGGTACATTACGTGAATCTTTTCAAAAGATTCTTTTATTTTATCCCAATATAAAATGACAATTTGACGACATTTACGTTTTGGGAATTCTAGTTCATACATATAAGCATAAACACTTAACTGTAAGGTATAAATTGACCATTGACATGATTGTAAGTGGTCAAATGGTTTATATAGGGTTTCATACCCATAAGGATTAAAGAAATTGAATACTCTATTGGTTTTGTGGTCAAGAACATCGAAATAAACATCATCAATATCTATAATTAAATCCGACATACCAGCCAATTCATATTCTTCAGAAAAAAGAATACGTTCTGGCCATACAGCAATACCCTCATCAATTTCTAATGAGTTATATCCATCAATAACTTTTTGTTCAAATTGACCTTCTTCATTATTTGGTGGGAAATACCATTTATTTGCCAATAAATAACGTTCAACAATATCATGTACCATAGTACCGTAAACATTAGCTTCATCATTAAGCATTTGCCAATAATCAAGTATTTGTTGTTGATTCATACCAATATATCTTTCTTGTTTATTGGCATCTTGTTGTTGTACAATAGCTGCAGAAACAGCTTCTGAATCAAAGTGTGGTTCTATGGATGATAATGTAGTAGTAACTGATTTATATATTTTACCAGTTTCTCTATGATGGTATTTATGTTCAATGGGTTCTAAGTATACTGGCCCAACCCATAATTTTGCTTCACTCATATTTTTTTATTGCAAACTTACTAAATAATTACCAATATAACAACTTAAAATCAATAAAAATCCATTGGAGACAATTTATATGAACTTTTTAATAGTTTAATAATACCCTTATTACCTAATCTTTCAAATATCTTTGATGGGTCAAAATCCTCTGGGGGTACACAAATACGAATTCTACCTAGTAAATCTCCAAAACTTAATTTTTTATAAAGTATTTTAGCATCTTCATATGCATCACCATCTAGTACTATAACGATAAGACCTTGTGCCTTATCATGAAGTTGTTCTATTAGTTTATCTGATATGAATTTACCTAGCAATGGTATTGAATTTGGTGTAACTATATGGTCTGTAACACCTTCCACGATATAAATTGTTGCATCCCAGTTTATCTTATTTTCATTAAAGATAATTTCTTGTTTTTCAGCAGTGGGGTTAATGTATTTTAATTTATTGTATTCTTTAGGAAACCATCTAGCAATAAAGTAGTTTAATTTCCCATCAATATCATATGATGGAATAATAATTCTATTATAAAAAGGTCCTTTGGTTGTATAACCTATATCAAATTCTTTAATTATCCAATCAGTAATACCTCTACTTTTTAAATAATTTATAGCAGAATAATAATTATATTCTTTACCAGTACATTCTGATAATTTTTTATAACCTTCTGGTAGTGTGACAATTATTTCCTCACGTTCTTTATTAACAATAACGTCAGCATCTGGTTTTACTAGTAAATAATCTCTAAGGTTTTTAGGTGTTGCATGTTTTTTAAGTAGTCTTACTACTGGACCATGCATATGGTTAGTATCAGGACATGCCCAACACTTAAACATGTTTTTATTATAGTTAATTTCTAAGTTTCCCTTTCCATCACCATTAGGTAAGTTTTTTTCAGCAGAACACACGGGACAATCAAACGCTGCTTGTCCTGTGTCTTCATTATGTTTCTTAATATCACCAAGAAATGACTCTAATATGTTTACTAATAAACTCGACATTATTTTAATTTTTATGCAAATATACTAAATATTTTTAATTTATTTAGTTTTTATCCGATTTTTTGATTTTTATCCGATATTTATTAATAAAACAAATATTATGGGAAGACCAAAACTAGAAGAAAAAGAAAAAAAAATAAAATTAGGTATAACTATTTCTAACCATTCATTTACCATGTTAGAAATACTAACAAATAATAAATCAGAATTTATTGAAAACTTAATTAATAATTATTTAAAAAACGTAACAATAACAAACAACATTGAAATTAAATATGATAAAAATAATAATTATGTTGGTAGTAAAACAACTAAAATAATTGATATCAATGATAATTAAATCTGGAATTTATAAAATAATAAATAAAAATAATGGTCGTTATTATATTGGTAGTTCTATAAATATTAAAAATAGATGGAATGAACATAAACGCACATTAAAACAAAATAAACATGATAATAATTTTCTTCAAAAATCATGGAATAAACATGGTGAAGAATCATTTTTATTTGAAGTGATTGAATATGTTTTAGATTTAAATAAATTATTAGAACGTGAACAATTTTATTTAGATTTAATAACATACGATAAAAAAATGAGTTATAATTTATGTAAAACAGCTGGTAATATGCTAGGTTTCAAACATAGCGATGAAACAAAAAATAAAATGTCTAAAAGTCGTATTGGTAATAAAAATAGTTTGGGTAATAAACATACTGATGAAACAAAAAATAAAATGTCTAATTCACATATTGGTCTTAAACATGAAGAAAAAACAAAAATTTTAATGATTAATAAAAGTAAAAAAGATATTTTAAAATCAATAAAATACAAAACTAAAATCTCTAATGAAATAAGAACAGAACTATTAAATAAATATAGTTCTGGTTCTTATTCAACTAGGAAATTAAGTGAATTATACGGTATTAGTAAATCAACAATATGGAATATAGTTAGAAAAGATAATTAACTTTATTTTTCCAAATTTCTTTTATTAAAATATGCCAACCCACATACATAGGCATCTGACATATCGAATGTTTCTTTTTTTAATTTGTTTTTCTTATCAAAAAACCATGTAATTTGTGGTTCAAGTTCAGCAACTTTTTCCCAAAGAACATATTTTTTATCTAAATCAAATGGATAACCACCAAAAAGTACTGGTGTGTTTTTAGCTATTGCTTTTGCATCTAATGCTGTCCCGTCCTTTTTAAAGGTTCTTACAGCCATCAATTCTGGAAAAGCATACTTACGAGCATCATAAGAAGAAATGAACGTAGGAACGACTCCTAATGTGTCGTACACTGATTTGGATATCATTCCATTGAATCGTAAAAGAGTTGCGATTGTATAAACGTTATTTGATTGTAAAAGAGGTTCTTCAATTACAACAGTAGTAATATTAAAATTGGTGTAGTTTTTAAGGAATTCTTCTTCAAATATTTCCACCTTACGAAATAATTCTTCCATTTTACTACTTGGAAGTGGTTTAACTTTAGGGCTAACGTGGTGAAGTAATTTCAAATCACCTTTAGTCCCATCATCTTCAAATAAAGCGATACCTATTGTAGAGGTGGATACATCCAGACTTAAAAGAAATTCTGGTTCTTTTTCTATTTTATTTTCCATATTATAAAAATTTTTATATAAATCTAAACCAGAATTCTAAAAAATAAATACTATAATGATATTTTAATACCTAATTTACATAAACCCATTTAAATCCATGTGCTGTTTTACGTTTATCATTTAACACTAAATTAATGTTGCTTTGATTAAACCCTAAACTTTCAACAACATCATAAGTTCCTTTCCAATATTTAATAACTTCATTATTAATATTTAATTGTAAAATTGGTTTTTTCGGTTTAACTGGTTTACCTTTTTTATTTTTTAACATTAGATTTTTAGTTTCTTCAGTATCTTTTTTACCATAAAATGGGTTTTTATCACCAATTCTAAGTTTAGCGTTATCAGATATTTTTTTCTTATGTTCTTCACTTAGTTTAACACCTAATGTATTACCAGCTATCTTACAAATATTATAGTCTGGCTTTAAATTATCTAAATAATATTGTTCACGCTCTAAAATTAAACTAGTATCATTAATTAATTCAATTATTTCAAATTTAAAATTATCCGAACCGTATTTATTCCATGATAATTGTAAATGTTTATTATGATGAACATTTCTATTTAAATCACTTTTATGTTCATTCCAACGTTTTCTAAAACCACCATTACTGGATGCACTACCAATATAAATTTTATTATTTACTAAATTAAATATTTTATATATTCCTTTATTATCCATTATTAAAGGCTTATTTTAATCCCTAAGGCAATAAATTCATTAACATTTTTAACTATATGACGGTCAGTTTTAGCTATTGCTATAAGATTACCTAAATCATCATATAACCCAATTTCACTAATTCTTGGGTTATCACCAGCACCTATTGTAATATTTGTTGATGTACCAAATTCACCTCTATCAGCAATACATGTTATATTTTGATAAATATCTGTTGATACGCTATCAAATGTTATTGTGGTTCCTGTTGTTGTTCCTGAAGTTAACTCACCAATACTATTAACAATTGTTGGATGAGTTAATACAATTATACCTTTATCTAAATAAGCAACACCAACAATAGTATCAGCTGTAAGGCTTAAATTAGTATTTGTTTGAAAATTAAATAATTGTTTTTTGTTAAGACTAAAAGGTTTATGTGTGTTCCAACCAGTTGCCCATGACAAGGTTGAATCGCCATTTGGTTTATTAATATCATCACAAAACAAAAATGTTATATTATCATCAATATTTTTAGAATTTATTGATGTATCGTAGATATTAGCATCTTCAATATTTAATGCAATATTTTTATTTTCATATGTACCGTAAATTGTAAATGTACCAGCAGTAGTTGGTAAATCCATTTTAATAGTTTTACCAACTATTGTTTCACCATATGTTGTATTATCGATAGCAAAAACACCAATATTAGTAGTAGCTAAACCACTAAATGCCGTATCAGCAAAACCACCATTTGTGTTAGTTACTGCAGTATACATATAATCATTATTTGCATTTAAGGGTAAACCAAATGAATAATATAAATTAACATAACTATTAGTATCGTATGAATTTCTATCAATAACTAATCTAGTTAAATTTGTTCCACTAACAGTTGTAAATCCATTAAATATACTTTCGGTTACTATATTAACAGATTGTGATTCAACATTTTTTTTAGTAATACCTTGTCTATTAACATATAATAAACTTTTTAACACTATATTATCTGTTACTCCATTACCTACTGAATTTAATGGTCCAATATCACCAGCTAACGATGGTACTTCACCACTATTTAAAGGATATGCTGTATAATAATTAGCATCTGAATCACCTAGGCTAAATGTTGTTATTAAAGCGTTATTTGTAGAAACTAATCTTTTTCTACCTAAAGGTGTCAACTTAGCTACTAAGTTAATTGACGGTGTTATACTATTAAATCCCATATTAAAAATCCATGCTTAATTCTAAAGTTGTTATGTTTGATGCCTTTAAAGGAACTGGCGTACTAAGTTTTCCAATACAAACAAGATTTTTGTTTGCATCATAAATTCCAACCTCACTTACTTTTATGGCACTTGGGTTTGTTGATAGTTCGTTACTTCTAGTCGGATTTGTTGTAAATTTAAACTCATTAGTAATTTCAATATCAAATATTGTTTTAAAAATAGTAGCCCCAATATATGTGTTTATATTCCCATAAAAAAATCTTTCATCACCAAATTGTAAATCATTAGGTGATGTGTTAGGTGCCATATTTAATGTTTGAATGATATCAAATGTTGTAGCAGCTGAATCTATTGCGTTTGTTAATAAAAATCCATTAGACGCTGGGATTTGATTTTCTAAAGCAACTGGGTCTATACTTTCACCTGGGTTTGTTGTAAGACTTGTTGAT